TAGAATAAGCAGGCATCGCTGCACCTCAGCCTAGATATGACGGCAGACGCCGTAAAGCGTCTGCCGTCATTCTTGGCCAGATTACTGGATGAACTGCCAGGCCGCGCCGTTGGTGCCTGGGGTAACGCCGATGTTGCCACCGACCAACGAGACCCAGAGCTTCCCGCCGAACACGACCTGCGCACCCAGCGCATAAGTCGTACCAACCGCCCAGGCATTTGCCGTGAGTGTGGCACCACCAGGACAGGCCAGACGAAGTTCGCCGTACAGATCGTCGGTCTGACGACCAACCGCGTTCTGGAGCTGAACTTCGCGAGGATTGCCGATCATGCGCACTGGGAAGTCCAATCCGCCGACAGCGGCGTAAACATTCGCCACAGTGCAAACGGTACGAGGCAACACCACCACGGGATGACCATACCGGAATGCATCGGTGCGGAAAGCCCCGTCGCGAGTCTCAAGGACCTGAATTTCCTCACCCGGAACGGCAACGTACGCCGTATTGAATGGGGCTGTCAGATGCTTGATACTCGTATGCCGCCTATTGTCCCGGACCACACGTGCTCTACGGAACACGCTTATGGCTGTATTGGCTGGCTGTGCGGAAGGAATGGTACACCTCCTTTTCTCAAAGGCCCACTTCTAATACTATTTTTGACTGAAAATGGATACTCCTAAAACTCTTCTTTTAAAATATTATTTTTTGATTGGTCAATTTTTAGACGCTCCACGCCGCTTTACCCAACTTTGATAAACCTTCCGCAGAGATTTAATAAATTTTCCGAAATCGTCGTCGCCATCAGAGGAATTCACCATGTCATCAGGAGTAATTTTAGGAAAAGGCGCTTTTATGGCTGGAAACACCAAAACATTTCTCCTCTTGCGAGCCATGATTATTTCTTCTGAAATATCGGTGCTGAATCATTTGAAGAAGGCTGAGGTTCAACATCCGACTCCTCATCATTATGAGGTAGACCCTCGTGCACCGCCGTATCATGTGCCGCCGCAGCCGCCTCGACAAACTTCTTTTCCTTGAAAATCCAAGACTGCTGAATAATCACATGCTTGTCAGCAGTCTTGATCAATTCATTAGCCGCAGAACGCTCGAAACTAGCAACTTCAACGCGTATCCCAAGGAAACGTAGATTCTCAACCAAAGAAACATAATCGCCATTCCCGGTGACAAGAATAGCAACATCAATACGAGAAGCAATCATCAAAGCATCACAGGCCATACCAACAGCCCAAGACCCCTTGGCTGAGGTACGACCTTCACCATCCTCACGGATACGAAGTTCTTTCACCTTAACCTCATAACCAAAACGAGAAAGAGCTTCATGAAAGCCAGTCTGATCAACTTCTGGCTTCTGCACCACATACGCAATAGCACGAATCAACGGCCTTCCACCCAGAAGGCCCTTGAGAAGTTCACCATAATCAACCTTGCTTTGGTACAGAATCTTAGCGGAATAAAACAGATTCTGGACATCCACGAAAATACCGACACGTTGTGCGATATTGACCATAGGAATAGCAGTACTAGCCATTTTCTTCTCCTTATTCGATCCTCTTTGCCTTATCCCAGTTCAGAGCAGTGTAAACTGATGCCATCCATTCATGTAGGAACCTATCAGCCTCAGTTGTGTCTATCATTGTATCAAACGATCCTTTACATACCTTAGATAACCATTGCTTACTGAGTATACAATCGAACCAAACCGCTCGATAAAGAGGATTCTGGTCATCACTAGTCGCGAAATAACGCTCACAGAAAATAAAGTCAGGTACTTGACCCTCCGCAAGTTTGTTCCCTTCCCAATTTGGGGGGACCAAAGCAATACGCAGCTTTTCCCTTACCTCAGGATCGCGAAAACTAATCAGCGTTCCGATCGACCTAGCGTCCTTATTTGGAACAAAACCCGTTAAATGACGATCACCAACAATAGAATGAAGATATTCTGTGTCACCAATAACAGCCGTCACTTCCTCATAATGTAGCTTGCGTAATTCATCGAAAGCCCATCGAAGAGACTTAGACTCTTCCTGCAGTCTTTGGCTAACATTATCAGGGACGCCCCGACAGATGGATAATGCGTCCAGTCTTTGGCTGACACCTTCAACAGCACGCAGTTGCTTCATTATTGAGTTCATAGATTCCCCTTGACACATCCTATCTATATAGGTCAGGCTTTGAATTACCTCCGAGCCATTACACCTTACCCAGTGGTGGAACCCTGTAACTGCCAGCCTCAAAGAAGAATTTAAGGTCAACCTGACCAAGGACAATGACCTCATTAAAACCAACTCCCTTACTAGTCGGATCGCTTATTTTGTTAGTCGCTAAAATATCATCAGCAGGATTAAAAATATCCACAAATTTCACACCTGGAACCGATTGCATATTATTATATAAGCTGGATAAGTACAAACCAGTACCCATATCAAAATTTCTAAGGTCAAAAAAATTATTTATAATACTTTGGATTGCTACTTTAACCGTCCCTGGGTCAGCATTCTTACTAATGACTATTGTAGCTTCTATGTTCACTGGCTTAATAGCACCATCATATATACGTACCTCATCCGTCAAAACACTCTTATCAGCAAAATAAGTGACGAGACCTTCCTTTAATCCAGTACTCGGTTTGGATAGTGTATCTCCTGGACCAGCCGACAACACATATAGTTCCACAATGTTACGGTTCACGAAATGATTATCCAATACTAGAGTAGCTTGTTCAAGAGTAGGAGCGGCGCGAACCTGCGCCGCCAAGACAGATAAGCTTGATGCGCCATTAGAACCAGCCGATCCTTCATACGATCCACCAGACCCAGAACTCGGAAGATCAACACCTGTACGCACAATCCCTACTGCTTTTGCCACAGCACCGTAGACTGGATGACTATATAACGATGCTAATAAACCATAATCTTCACCAGATACAGCATTATCATGTGTGGCAAACAACCGTGGTGCTCGGCGCTTAGCCTGTGTGATTGATTCATCATCAATGCCGCCAGAAGATGGGAGAGGATTACGAAATAACACATCTATGGCGGCAGAAGCTGGCGCTACCGGAGCTATAGGACGAGTCTCGTTGATTTGATTAGCACCGATTCTACCGCGTATGCCACCCCCGGCACGATAGGTCACTATTATAATCTGGCCAGCAAGCGGTGACTTACCATTAAGATCGTCACCAAATTGTACCCTAGTCTTATCAGCATAATGTCGTACTTCAAACACTTCATCATTAGGATTACTTTTCTCAATTATATCCGTCCGTTGCCATAACCGTGAAAAATTACCAGTCATAACCTGTACCAAAATTGGCTCATCGAGTACATTAGCTACTGGGATATCAATGAACTGCTTCGGACCACCAACAGCAACCACTTTTAATGAATTTGTAACTCCCTCAATGCCATAAGCAATAATACCACGTTTACCAGGTGGTATAACAATTGATGATGCAAAATCACCAGGAGAACGGAATAACTCAAAAGTCACAGCCGTCTGATTAGAACCAACAACATTCATTCTAGTACCGGCTGCAATACGCACCTCAGTGGGTGCTATATTGGTTATAGAAATTTCAACATCAACCACCGCTGGCGTAGCCCGTAACATCTGTTGACCAATTAAGGCAAGATGCTGTATTACGGCGTCTTGTGTCTGAGCAGTTGAAATGAAAGCTTCGTCAATCAAAATATCAGATCGCTCAGTAAGGACACCACCAATATATGAGATCAGTTCTAGCATCATAATTGCACCATTACTAGCAACAAAATCATTAAACTGTGTCGGATAATATGTCCTAATGTATTCAACACCTGCTCTAGACAACGTGGCAAAATCCAATGCTGAGAAATCTAATTTACGTAATTCAGCTGGGGCTAATGCAACCCCAAATTCTTCCGGGAAATTAGGCATTTGAAATAAAATCGTAGCCATTTATCCTCCCAGACTAACCGTGTTCTTTGCCGTTTGTATATTTAGCTCAACTAGGAGATTACCAGGCTGATTCTGCGAACTTGGCTGAGCGAATTGAAATGAACCAAATATCTTGATACTTATAATATTATTATCTGGGTCAGGATTAATCACTATCTCGGTAACATTAACACGTCGTTCATATTGACTAATCGCTTGTGCAATATCAGCCTTCAAACTATCAACAGCATAGTCATCTAAGTTTTTAAACAGAAAAGATCTAATCCCAGTTCCAAAATCTAAACGCATCACTCTTTCACCTGGGGATGTCAATAACAACTGTAATAAATCATTCTTGATAAGTTGTTCATCAACCTGCCGTGACATGAAACCTTGTTTGCCACCAACAAATGGAGCATTAGCTCCGTAATATAATGACGTACTCATTCTGTCTCTCATCGCACTAACTCCCTCAACTTGATCAATTCATTATATTTCTGATTAGCCTCAGCAGTAAGAGTATTTGCTAATAGAATCAACGTATCGCGTTCTAAGACAAGAACAGTTTCACGCTTAGTGAGTTTCTCCACCACTGTTGAGTCTGAACCAGTAACCAAAATGGCTGCATCTCTAATCTTTTGATTTTCATTTGTCATTCTCTGATTGTTTAGAATTAACATCTCTACATTGGCAATACCAGTCTTCAAAGCATTTAAGTCTGATACCAACATCTCAAATTGTTTTCTTGCAGCTAATTCTAGATTGATAATTTCTTCATCAGAAAGACCAGTCGCAACGACATCCATACGATTAGTATTCTGCTGTAGATCAATAGTATCAGGGACATTCAAATTGTCTAATTGTGGGAGCGTCTCTGTAATAAAATCCAAAACTTGACCAATCTCAAACTGCTTCATTCCAATACTCACCATGTTTAATGAACCTTGTGAGACACTAAAAATAAAATTGCCCATTGTAACTCGTCTCTCTTCAGGGCTATAGATTTTTAGTGGGAGACTTTTTACCGCCTCACCTACCTGTAGGGGATATGGTGTTATTGTTGGACGCGGTGGATCATTACTCGAAATAGTAAATGTCACATTACCAAGACCAGTTCCTGGTAGAACAGACTCGTATAATGCCGTTGGAAAATTTATCACCATTATGATGCACACACCCTTATCACACGACTCGGAACAGTGTCAAATGGCCCATTAGTTGACACCCCACGATCCGCTGGGAATCGCTTATTTTCAACCAATGCCGCTGGATCTTCCGCTGGCACTCCACCACTCCCCTGATTAAATTCTGGAGCGATATCCACAACATCCTTTGTGAATTCGCTACCGCTCAACTGCATGTGAGCACCACCAGCCTCGAAGTCGATAGTGCTCCCAGCCTTGAAACTAATCTTGCCGCTAGCCTTCAAAGCTATATTTTGTTCAGAAATGACTTCAACATTGCCCTTGCAGTATATCTGTAACACACCACTCTCACCGTTCCGAATGACGATCTGCTTCTTACCATCGTTTATTACGATATATTGATCGGATCCAAGAGCTGCTCGCCATACACCTAACTTATACTTTCGACTTAACCAAATTCCACGATTATCAATATCAACCATCTCACACCAAGCACCATCGCCACCGTTTGGCACACAAATCTGTGGAACATCTTCCTTCTCATCAGGTGGATTGTGATTCGGATTATCGGGTATATGCTGAGGTTCAGGTATAAAAGCTGGCGAACGTCCATCCCTTGCCTCAAACCCCTGGTTTATACCTGTCTCAGCATTACATACTATTTCAGGTTCAGCCTTAAGACCATTATCAAAACCAGCAGCAGTCTTAAGCCTGAGATAACCATTGGCCTTATCTAACTTAAGATGATATGTAGATCTCTCTGGATCTCCAACCATCCCAATATTCTGAGCAAATTCATTTTCTCTCAACCCTTGACATTTCTCAGAAATATCAGTATCATTGTCGGTTCTAACCATCACATAATCTTTTCTATCATTCATCTCAATAACCTTGGATTTAGGTGTATACCAACGAGTAGTATCTAAATCATCTTTGTCATTAGCTTCAAATCCGAAGCCACGTGGTATCGTCGAAACTCGCGTCCAACTCCGCTGCGTCTTTAATAACCAACCATTTCCGCGCGGTTTTTCTTTCCCACTAGCATTGCGTGGGTCAGTACCCCTGTCATCTAGAACAAACTTAGTACCCCAACGCGTGACTATTCGTATTTGCCGTGCATCTCTATCAATCCAATAGAGTCTTTCCTCATCTGGATAGGCTCCCACTTCATCTAATAATAACTTTTTATAATAAATATCTTCCTCAGGATGGAAACCCATATCCATAGCTTGAATTAAATGTCCACCTTTAGTACGGATTTTGATCCAACGTTCATCACTTTGCTCCCATTCAGATAAGACTCGTGGCTCGCCATATTCATCTTTACGACATTTAGCATTTTTAATTTTCTCACAAACTGATAAGCCACCATTAGCCTGCGCCCAACCCACATCGCGCATCTCAAATTTATGACCAGCCCGTGTTCGTACTTCATATCGTCTTTGGTCTTGAGAATCAGAATTAGGCTGATTTTCATTCAACAACTTAGTTAGGTATTTATAGCGGCTAACCTCAAAATCACGATCTTTATCAGCATCACCAGTAAATTCACCAATAAATCCTTTATCAGCTTTCTCCCAATAATAACCAACATCTGAATGAATTACATATACACCATATTTGCTCATTCGAACCAAATATTTTCGATCTGGTACATTCACCACTGGTTTCTCACCAACATTAAAGGTCTTTTGTGACACAGCATCTTGTCCTATCGGGGCGGGTTCATCCATGTGCTCAGTCGGGATAAATCCAATAGACGAATTTATTTCTGAACTACCATATCTATCACGCCACCCATTAGACATAGGCCTTTTGTCTTTGGGAATGTATTCTTTCATCCAATCATCAGGTTTATCAGCTGGTTTTTCGAAAGCATCTACTGACAATGGGGATTCGGTGAATATTGACTCCAGGGGGTATCGCTTTCGGCGTGTACCCATTGCAAAACCAACCCATATCGGCCCATATGGATGATTTTTCTCAAAGGTTATCCAAACAATATCTCCGATAATAGGATTTACCCATGAACCAGCATTCTTACCACCCAACCATGGGGCTGGGATTGCCCAAGGGCATTCTTCTGGTTTGAGGGTAGAATCATGAAGCTCCGGACATTTGAATCTAATCCTATATATCTGCAATGGATCATTTGTTTCGACTACTTCAGCACGATAAAACCCAGGAAACCTATGGAATAACGGTGAAGATCTCTCTCTAGCGAATTTCTGCCAGACATACTCCATTGATGAATCTATGTTGATCATTGAGTTTCCGCCTTCATGCTTCTCCTAAAATGATATTTGAACTTTTCTTTACCATTTATCTTAGTAAATCCAAATTTGGTAGCATATTCAACTTCA